CGCAAGAGTTATAGAAAACAAGCAGAAATGACTTTCAACAAGCCTCAGGAACGTTCTGCCCTTCGTCCAAATGAAGGAGGTGTTATTAACCCGTTTAATGGGTATGTACCACCTATCCTGTCTCACGCTCATGCGCAAGAATCTGCGACTCCCTCGTCGTTTAATGATGAGGCCGCACCTTCTGTCGACTCGTTCAATGAGCCGCAAAACTCCGTGTCCTTCATTGACACACCAAATGATGATCTTCCCGTCGTGTCTTGTGGTCCTTATGTGACTCTCACCACTCCTACCCTTCATCACTCGCCTCCGAGAAATCGCGCTACTACTCCCGTTGGTTTTTATGTCCTATCGAAAGATGATGAGACCGAATTCCAGCTTGAGTGTGAACGCGTCTTTACTGAGAATCTCAGTAAGGGAACTGATAAAGATCGTTCACTTACCGATTTCGGTTTCCCTTATTCAATTTTCCCGGCCAAGTCCCCAAATCCACTCGAAATCGTTCAACGCATTTGGATTCATCATCGAGATGATGAATACCTTTCCTTTCCTACTCTTTTCTTCTCTACTCTTTTTGTTACAGAAAAATTTAAAATCCAAAAAAATACTGAAAAATTCATTCTCGAGCAACTTTATTTTGCTTTCAAACGCTACAATAATAACAAATACAACAAAAACAACAAAAAAACAGAAAATAACAAAAACTGCGCTCCTTTCGTTTCTGATGCTTTTGTACAAGCATGCTCACGCTTTCATATTCAAGATGACGTTTACACGTCAATTCTTTACGCTCTCAGCACTACTCCAGTGCAACTTGATCTTCTCAACTCTATACAATCAGCCTTCGTTTGTTTGCCTCACTACGACACCTCATTCAACAGCTCGTCGCTGAGCGCTGAACAATTCTTTACTCTACGCAACTTGTATGTTACATCTGAAATCAAAGCCAAGCGTATCAAGAACAAACTCTTTGACGCCTTTCCAAAAGTCTCAGCTTTGGAAAGAGCAGTCATTACCGACACTCTCGCTCTCCTCAATCAGAGGCAGAGACTCCGCGATATTATTTGGACTCCTGATGAGTTCAAGCGATATTCCGATGAAAACTATTCTGATCCTACTTTTGTTCAGTCTGGTTTTGGAACTAATTCAATTGATCAAGATGAACATTGGAACAGGATTGCTCGCGACTTTCAGAAATTTAAGGAGCGTTATCCTAACAATACTGACATACGTAAAATATTCGGTCCTTTCAAATTCAATCCCGTTACATCTCAACAGAGTGATAATGATATTGACGATTCTGACAGCATTCCCGATACACAGATGTTCAGTACTGTGAGGGGTTTAATGAGTGCGGCTGCCAATTCGGGCAAGACCGTAGAGTCTATAAACTCCTTTGCCGAGGAAGCAACCAACCTTATTCCAACTGTTAAAGAATTCATGAAGGCTGCCGAGGAGTCCACTTATCATTTATCGGACTTCACCAAGCGAGCTACTGATACTTTATCAGGTGTCGATGAAGCCACTAGTTCCGCTGAACAAACCTTCTCAGGGCTCAATTCTTTTGGAGCCCACTTGCAGAACCTGCCAGCCGCTGTTTACGAATTTGTTATGAATCTTGTTAAAGATCACGGTACTATTTTCATTCCTATTTTTACCATTCTTTTGTGTTGGCATTTTTATAGGACAAGAAATCCTCTTACCGTTTTTATTGCCAAATTCCTTATCATGTTCCATGTTGGAGCAGGTTTTGGCGTCGCAATCATGGAGATATTCAAACAGCTTAAAGATGACACTCAGGTTCAATCTGACTCTGTTTTAACTTCACTTGCTGTTTTGGCATATTCGGCTTTTGGCATTCATAATGCTAAGGGTCCAATGGTCAATGAATTTGTCAATTTACTCCAAAAGATCCCTAGGGGGGCTGATGGGTTTGACAAGATTATTGAATCTGTCAAGACTGTAGCTTGTTTTATGCTTCAGTTCGTTGAGCGGAATTCAGCAGAAACTATCTACGACACTCTTTGTTATGGTCGTGATACCGACTTCAGCACTTTTGTCGATGATGTTAAACTCATTGCAGAAGAGAGCCAATCCGGACTCCACATTACTCAAGGGAACCGTCTTATGGTTCAAAATCTGATTTCCAAGGGAGAGACTATGTTGCTTAGTCTCAGCAAACAGAAGAAAAATATTGAGGCGTCTTATATTCAGAGATTGCTCGTTGATCTTAAGAAGATTCTTGCCTCTATTTCGGAGAGGGCAAAAGGAAAACCCCCAGTTCGTATTGAGCCTGTAGGCTTTGTTTTACGTGGTCAGCCAGGTGTTGGAAAGTCCGTAGCCATGGAACTCTTCCAAAACATTGTGCTTAAAAGCACGCTTTCTACAGATCATTTCAATGCTTACTTAGAAGATAAGAGAAACGCCGTTTACACTCGCGTTACTCAAACTTACTGGGAGGGTTATAAGCCCAGTGTTCAACTGGTCTATTACGATGACTTTTTGCAGATCCGTGATGTCCCAGGCGGCACTTCTCAAGCCGCTGAGATTATCGGGCTCGTCAACGTCGCTCCTTATCCTCTTGATATGGCCTTTGAACAAAAAGGCAACGTTTTTGCTGAACCAAACTTCGTGTTTGCAACCACAAATCAGTCTAAATTTTCGACTGAGACTATAAACGATCCCGGAGCTCTGTCAAGGAGATTCCATATCCAATATCGTGTTACAGTGAAGCCAGAATATGCTGACAAAGAAGGCAAATACAAGGTCATTGAGGGCCAAGAACTCAACCCCCAACATTGGAATTTCCATGAACAGGAATCTGATCGGTTTGGCTTTGTCAAAGATACAGGTCGGATACATTCCTTTGATGCTATATGCCATCTTCTTGTTGCTCGCCACAAAGCACATCAAGAGAAGCGTAAAATCATGGAGGAATACTCTCAGAAAAACCTCAAGACCATAAACGTTGAAAACTTCTCACTTGAGGACTTCCTTAAAGAAGAGGAAGATGAGAAGTATGATACTGCTACTGGTCCTGAGGGTCCGGAGTGCATGGAAAGAGTCAAGGAAGTGACAGAAATATACAATCGAATCACTGGTCTTTCATGGGAGTGTGGCGAAGTTTATACGTTTTTGATCAAAAAGGGCGCTTACGAAATCCTGACATGTCATCCTAAGAAATGGGCCATAATTCAAGAACTTGGTGATGACTTTTGGAGGGCAAAGTTCATGCCTGTTTTAAACCCATACGCTTTTGCCACTGAACATGAGTTTTTGAACGCCGCCGCCAATGCAGTACAAAATGTTAATTTCATCCGTTTTCAACAGTTTATAGCATTTTTGTGGAAACATGCAGGAACAATTGCCTCTGTTGTCACAATTGTCACTGTTATAACCATGGCAACAAAAACTTTCTCTGTTGAGGAAACTGACGAGTTTTTCCAATCTTCCGTTGACGGAAGAAATGCTGCTCCAATCTCACAGAAATACCAACGAGCTCCGAGGCTGAGTGACCTTCCGAAAGGACACTCTGATACCCAGATGAACCATGAGCAAATCCACGTTGGCGTTGGTCAAGTGAGGAAGCATTACTACACCGTTACGACTGACAACTGTTCTTCAAAGGCTGGTTATGCCATTTCCCTGGGTGGAAAATTTTTTATGATGCCTAATCATTTTATTCACGAGATACACGCGGCGCATGATGCAAATGGTTATACGTCCGATCAGATCCTTGCAACCAACGTTATATTCACCAAGGTTGTACCTGAAGGGGGAAACGATCCTGAAAACCAGATTGTTGTGAAATTCGAGCAACTCACAGCGAACGCGAATGACGAATTGTATTCACAAGATTGTCTTGTTTTCACGTTACCTTGTCGTGATAAACCCAGACTCACTCAACATTTTATTTCTGATGAAGAAAAGGGCATTATATCTTTTAATGTCATGTATAAAATGAGTGGGAGTCTCATTCGTGAAACATCTGAGAGTTACTTTCAGGGCGCAGACCCTGTCCATCATCACACTGCCAATTCCAAATCGGGTCCGTTAAGTTTTAAGCAAATGTTACGCTACTTTATACCGACTGAAGCAGGTGATTGTGGATTGTTGACCATTGGTACGGAAAAGTTTGGTGGAAAAATTTTGTCAATGCATGCTGCTGGAAACAGTAGGTATGGCCTCGGGTGCTTTATCACGCGGGAAATGCTTGAAGGCATCATGGACAAGATGGTTGGAAAAGTTCCCAAAGTATCAACCAAAAGGAGTCTTGAGATCGTCAAACCGGGACATTCAACAAACCGTCGGACCAATATTGTCCAAGCCGAGTCAAACTTTAAGCCTTGCAATATTTTGACCGCTCCAGCGAATCTCACGAGCGAGGCTTATGATATCGCTATGGCCAAGTACGTTGACGTTCCTTTCTCAGCGTCTATGGACATCTTGGTTTCATGTTCAAACCAATTATTGAGCGATTTGAGCATATCTTCAAGGCCTTATAAGCCAAGAATTTTCACTTTTGAAGAAGCCGTTTTCGGTGTTCCGGAATCTGACTTTACGTCCATTTCCGCCACTACTTCAGCTGGATTCCCATTCAATACGCTGGGATTTGCTGGAAAAACAAAATACTTCAAAGATGGCGAGTTCACTGAATATGCCGATGAGTTGCTTGAAATTGTTCAGCGCACCATTGACACAGCAGCCGACGGCCTACTTGTTCCCATTGTTGTCCAGGACCATTTGAAGGATGAGCGGCGTCCTATTGCGAAGGTTGATTCCAAAACAACCCGCTTGATTAGCGCTGCCCCACTACATTCTACCATTGCTTTCAGAATGTATTTTGGAGCGTTCATGGAGTTTTTGAATGGCAACAAGATTCTCAATGGCTGTGCCATGGGTGTTAACCCTTATGGCGACGATGTTGACGCAATTGTGCACTGTTTGCTTTTGAAGGGAAAAGATCCCGATTCTCACAGATTCGGAGCTGGAGATTACAGTGGATTTGATCGTTCAGAAGTTGAACAGGTTCATTGGATTCTCTACGAGATGATTGAGAGGTGGTACGGAGAATGTGCCACTGAGGACAGAGTTGTACGCCGTACACTTTGGAGAACAGTTTCAAATTCCGTTCATATGTGGAGGGATTCTATTAGAGAATGGCGCACTAGCCTTCCCAGTGGACATCCTCTAACTACCGTTATAAACTGCCTTTACAATCTACTTGCCTTTCGTTATTGTTGGGTACGATCGCATGACAATGATCTTTCAATGTTGCCTCTTTTCAGAGATCATATTTATGTTATCGTACTTGGTGATGATAACCTGTTCTCAGTCACCCAGGATGTTGAAACATTGTTTACTGAATCCAAAATTTCAGTTTTCATGAAAGAAATGGGACTCACCTACACAAACGACAAGAAGACTGAACACACTTCGGGATTGAGGAATCTCTGGGATGTTACTTTCTTGAAACGTTCATTCCAGGAACATGATAAACTCCTTCATAAGTTCGTTATGCCTCTTGATCTTCAAGTGATTCTTGAAACTACTTGTTGGACGAAGCAAAAGGATCGCGTCAATATTCTTTGTTCCAATGCTGAGTTTGCTGTTCGCGAGCTGACCTTGCATGGGGAAGACTGTTTCAATCATAACTTGAGGAAGCTTTTGCGATTTCATGATGATATGGGCACGAACTGGCACCCAATCACTCGCGACTATGCCACTTATCGTGACACGGTTTGCAAGATGGTCGGGTATCTCTGATCAAAACGCAGGTCCCTAGGCTTTGTCGACCTTGCGGACCTTAAGAACTCTTGGATTGGAACCCAAGATTAGACTTTCCCAAATTGTATATAACGTGACTTTTTGTATTATTCCAACTAGCACCGTAGTTGGATACGTTCAGGTGCATGTATTATGGT